TTACGTTAGATAATTGTTTGTATGCAAATATAGTGATTATTTCTTTGTCTTTTTTTTCTTCACTTTGTATCTAGACACCCTTCCTTTAGTGCGTTTCTCTTTAGCTGCTCTTGCCTTTTCTGAAGGAGTAAGTTCAGACCAAGTAGCTGGTGTTTTAGAAGAAACTCTTTTTGTTGGTCGGAAGGTCCTGTCCTTTCCTTTATACCCTTTCTTGCCCCTTGGAGTTCTCCAGTTTTCTTTAAACCAACGCTTAAGTGCTAGGCCTTTTTTTGTTTTGCGAACAGCCATTACTTCTTCTTGTTACCCCAGTTAGCAGCCCCTACTTTACGGCACTTAGCTAGAGCTCCAGAAGCATAAGCAGAAGGCCAAACTTTATATCTACCTTTTACCTTATGGTAACAAGCGTCTTTAGTCGACCCTCCTTTTTTGTATTTTACTACTTTCTTTTTTTTAACTGCTCTTGGCATGGCTAGCTAGCTTAAACATTGCTTTTTTTACAGCACCAGGATGCGGTGCATAATCTCCTACCATTAAATAATACCTACCACTTTCTTCCATCCAGTGATGACCTTTAGGGGGATCAACAGATACTTTCTTGTTAGACACCTTGAGTTTAGGGTTTTTCTTTACGGTTTTCATTAGCTTTTCTTTCTACATTTCCATTTACGTAGTGCTAACGCCTTTCTAGTAGGACGACCTTTACTATCTTTCATAGGACCTTTCATACCTCCCATTCTAGCACAAAACGATTTACGTCTTTTAGCGGCTTTAGATCCTCGCTTTACCTTTCCAGTAACAGCCATTTTAAGCTTACTACCTGGGTTAGCTCTACGATATGAAGCTACACCTTTTCTGTTTAATCCACCTTTAGGGTCTTTACCCTCTTTGCGTGTCCATGCAGGAGTTTTACCCCCTTTCTTCATTTCTTTTACTTTATGTTCGCACTTACAGGCTTTCATTAAAACGCACTCATTATAATTTCATCAACAGCCTCTTGAACCTCACCCTGAGTAGCCTCAAGCTGCATCATTATGTTTGCCTGAAATCTTTCTACTTCATCTCCGTCGTTAAATACAATTACCGTAGGAACCACTACAATCTTATGTTCTGACTGAAGTTCTGGATTTACAGATATATCAATATGCTTACCCTTGCAGTCACTTAACTCATCTATCCAATCTACACTATTAGCTGCATTAAAACTAGCATTAAACTCTACAACACACACTCCTGAATCTGGTATAGTCATACCAAGAGATGTCATCGCAAACAAACATATGTAGATTAATGATTTCATTATTTTAGTTTGTCTATTTTTTCTTCGATGCGGTTAAGATCTTCTTTCAGTTCTGTCACATCTTCTTGGGTTGTCATAATAGTCTGTCTAACTAGCTGATCTTTCATATCAAACTCCATGCGTGTAATCTCTGGATCTGCAGGTTCTGGAAGCTCCATAGCCAAAGCTATATCTGCCTGCAAAGCAAACCACATTCCAATAAGAGCTGCAAGCCCTGCTGCTCCCATACCTATTGTTTTTAGGTCTAGCGTTACTTTAGTATCCTCTCCAATTTGTTTAGCCATTACAGTATTACATAGTTTAGTCCGACAGAAAAGTCATGCCATTCTCGGTTCCAATACTTATTGTATTTACCCTCTAAGAAAACACCAAGACTCTTATTTAATCTCCACCCAAAGATAAGGCCTGCACCGTAATCTATCCACTGCCCCCCTTCGGTGGTTTCAAAGTATGAAAACTCATCGTCAGTCTTAAGATGATAAGGCATTACGCTCACCCAGTTATGCATCCAAAACTCCTTGGAGTACTTGTAATAGTCGTAGCCTACAACCACAGAGTAGTTCCATACATTAGGTAATTCGTTTCTTTTCTTTGCTACATAATCATTAATAACTTCAGGTATAACAACCTGCTCCCACACATCGACGCTGTTAGCCACGAGCGTTCCATTTGGAGAAAAGTACTCACCGCTTTGTACATCTACAGTATACCCCTCTTGTATAGCAAGGCTTGTGTAATGTATGTTGTTGTTTGATAGCACCCACTCCTCTAAAGGATTATATCCATAAGGCTCTGATATACGTTGAGCAACTCCAACGTTAAAACTAAGACGGGGGTTTACATTGAGTCTTAGTCTCTGAGATCCTTCAAAATACTCTACGTCAGCAAAACCATCCTGTAGGTACTCAGCTTTGACTATCCAGTTTTCAGCTACATAACGCAGAAAATAATCTTGATCAAGAAAGTTTCTACCTTGCTGTCTACGCCAGTCAGCCTCAAGCAAAAACTCAAACCCTTTTACTTTACCAATAGTGGCTGCATCACTGTAAGATTTTTCTGTGCCGTCATAAAACACATTTGCTCTATTCTCATATCCAAACCTAGCAATCTTACGAACACCAGCTGTAAAAGAATAATCAAAAGGAGTTTCTAATATATCAGTTTGCAATCCGTTAGTTACAGAATAGATATTGTCATCAGCTATAGAGTTACCACCGCTAAACGCTGTATAGAATGTAGCAAACTTAAATGTTTTTTTTAAAGTTTGAGCTTTTGCATCTAGCGTGCCTAATAGAAACACTACAAGCATTATAACGCCGTAGAGGATTAATTCGTAAGCCCTGACTTTATTTTTAATGTTGTTCGCTTGTGGATCCATTACAATTCAAAGCCAAAGTTTAAAATCATAAATCTAAATTTATTGCAATGTCCTTTTGTTTTACACTTAGGGCATGGGCAAAATGAAATCTCAAGCACGGTAACTGTACCTACCCTCAAGTTGATCTCATACTTCTCTTTTTTGTTGCCAGCGTTCCAGCTGTTTATCCAATCTATTTTCATTACGCTAAAATTATTCTGTTGTAAAATTCTAAATCTATATCCTTAATAGGATTGATAAAGTTAACACGACAATACCTATTAATTTCTTGCCTCTTTGTCTTGCTGTTTGTTACGCAAACATTAGCGGCTTGATATTCAGCATTCTTAGTTAGGAAGCTGTCAATACGCTTTTTTGTTGTTTTGTTTGTTTTATAACTCATGATTTAATTATTGTTTTATTTATATGACCAATAACAATACTATATACTCCGTTAGGCAAATCAGTCATGTCAATTCTTTTATCTAAAGTAGCTGGTATAACAACTTGCCCTAAAGAATTATATATGATAGCTTTTATATTTATAGGAGACTGAATGTAAAGAATATTATTTACAGGATTAGGATATACATTGTATACATTATGTATATCATATACACCTTGTGGCCACCCTTGCTCGCAGTATGAGTAAAGTTCTACGCACGTATCATCCCAACCAACCTCACAACAATATGGGTCAATATCTATGATCCAAGCATAGCACGAGTCGTTGTACCAATATGGTACACCAGGTTCACCTACACACCCAGCATCGTATAAACACTCATCTTCATTAGAGGTGTTGGCTAACTCATTGTAGTTGAATGCACTGGGGTCCATACAGTCAACCACCACTTCAATACAAGAATCTTCAAGTTCTGTGTTAGCGTCTGGATTGTAATTAAACGCCTCTGGATTCATACACCCGTACACAAAAGGAATGCATCCACCGTTCTCTGTATTAGCGTCTGGGTTGTAATTAAATTGAGTAGCATCAGTACAGCCAAATATTACTGGAGTACAATCTCCTGAGTCTGTAGCGGAGGCATTGTAGTTGAATGCAGTTGGATCCTGACAGCCTACAACTTCAAGCTCATCACAAACGAAATCACCATCAGAGTCGTTAACACACATGTTTTCACAATCATAGTATTGAACTGGATAGTTGCAATCAGAGGTTGTATTAGCTTCTGCATTATAATTACATGCTGATTCATCAGTACATCCATATATGTAAGGTATACAGCTATCACCACATTGAGGAACAAAATGATACACAGTCCAATTTGGCCCTGTGAATGGTTGAAGTGCACCTTGACCGTTGTTTATAAAAGGATTGCTCCCTTCAGACAATAAGGTATCTCCCGCTTCATTAAGAACGTATATAGAATTATGTAGTGTTTGAAATGCAAGCTCTTGAGATGACTGTTGTTGGTTGCCAGACTGAAAGTAATATATATCAACCTCTTCGTCGGAATCTAATACAATATCCCAAGACTGATAAAACTCACCAGGACCCACAGTAAATAGCCACTGTTGATCTCCCTGCACCATACCTATCTTAGAATTACCCCATCCATCAGCTGCGTCATCCTCTAATAGAATAGTCACTGTACAGGGACCTACAAGGTCTGCTATTGTTGCAGTACTGTCGTAATTCAAAGCTTCAGGATTCGTGCAGCCCCACGTATGTAGTGTTTCACAAGTATCTGGCAACTCAGCGTCTGGGTTGTAGTCTACGTAATCATCATCCATGCACCCGTAAATAGGCGGTGCTGGTGGGCATGGTTGAGGAAATATAGCACCAGAGTACATTGTATTGCCATCATCAAATTCAGTAAATGCTAAATCTTCTAACTCCCATATGATGCTATCGCAAGATGTTATTACACACGCTCCGTCTTGTCCACCTGAAGCGTAACCATTTAACCCATCGCCAAACTCATCAACTAGAATTAACTCAAATCCTAAGCTAACGCAAAAGTCGTAAGTGTATGTAGCTAACTGATCTCCAAAGTCAAATTCACCTGGTATAACCTGCTCATATGGTTGACCATCTGCTACATTAACTAAAGTAAAGCCAGTCTCGCCAGGCCATGTGTCTAATGTAAGATTCATAGAAACAAGAGTCTCAGTAGAATCACATTCAAAAACATTACAGCTACCATTATCAGTGTTAGCCCATGGGTTGTAATTATTTGCAATAGGGTTAGTGCACCCAGGAAGTGGAGGTATACATGGATTAAGAGTAAATGGTATGGTATCTAAAGCTACATCAAAGTCATACACAGCAGTGTCTAATCCACAATTGTTATTTATCCTATACCAACCCTCTCCAAATGAACAGCATATACCGTCACCAAAAGCATCCATCATTACAAATTCATAATCACCAGCTGGCAAAAACACCATGTGATTTTGTAAAGTGTTATTTTGTAGTGGAGGACTAACTGCTACAACATTTGAGTCGTTAAGAATTTGCCAAGAACTTTCTCCAGCATATTGATCTGTTTGAACGATTACATCGAGCCAGCTTCCTTGACCTAACATGCATGATGTTAACATCCAGAATAAAAGTACTAATAGGTAAGATTTGTTTTTCATATTATGTATGTATTGCTGATGCTCCTGTGTATCTAGTACTCCAGTCATATTCAAGTACTGCAGAGCAAAACCAGTTTGTACTCCCTCCAGCATCTACATCCGACTGAATAGTCATAGCAAGCAATTCACCTACGCTTACAGCTGCATTATCAAAAGTAAAATGTAATTGATTAAAATCTTGGTCGGAATCTACAACCAAGGCTTCTGTTTCAACAACCGACCAATTCCCTGAACTAAAATGACTAGTCCCTATAGCTAGTTTTTCTACGCCTATAGTTATGGTTGCATCTGATGCTGGATTCCAAGCTGAGGATCCAGGTAGCCTTAAATTAAAACTAAGAACTTTTAAATTACATGGAGCGATTCTACTTGTTCCGTCGTCTGCAGGTGTGCTCTGTTCATCAGGGGGAGTTCCTACTGGCATATAGACCTTGCTAGTGTTAAGGTCATCATTAAAATTGAATGAAATCTCTGCAATAACTGTAGTTGGTGTAGCACCCGTTGCCCCCGTTGCACCAGTTGCCCCCGTAGCACCTGTATCACCTTTTGGTCCTTTATCTGTGACTGAAATACTAGAGGTATTAGGAGCTGATACAGTAACAGAAGGACTTGAAGTAGTAAAGGTGACTGAAGACCCTGCTGTTGTTGATGCGGTTACACTGTTAGAAGCTGTTGTAGAAACATTTATAGACATTACTTAACTTTAGTGGGTCTAACTGGTGTTTCAGCTTTTGCAACATCTTCATTCACGGTAAACACACCTCTTAATATTGTCGTGTGGGTGTCTGGTCCTGTTGCACTAGGTAATATTTCCTGCAAGTCATAAGCATACCTTCCTGAAGGAACGTTTCTCATTGTAGACGCTGTTGCCGTAATGGTAAGGTTACCGCTATCGTCAACAGTGAATGGTTCAAACAGATTGTCAACCTGTTTACCTAAATTTGGGCTACCTATTACTGGGGACTCAGAAGAAGACTTACTCCATACCTGCATTAAAAAAGAAAAATTTGATGTAGATAATGTTTTAGCCGTGCCCGAAGAATCTTTCAGAGTCAACGTAAGTGAAAAAGTATCACCTCTTCTGCAGGTAATATCCAGTCTTTCTGATATATCGAGATTTACTTTACTTGCCATTACATTGGAGTTAATAGTGATTGTAAGGTAGCATCCTGCTGCTGAGTATCCTCAGGCTCAGGTAGCTCCCCTCTTTGATCTTTTCTTTGTGAAATTAGTTTGCTTTGTTTGGCTGCTTGTTTGCCAACTCTCTCATCCTTTCTGTCTTCTTTTAAAACCTCAAGCTTCTCTTTAAACTCTTGCTCCTCTGTTCTAAACCCTAGAGTAGCTGAAGCTTTAATCATTTCGATTTCTTTATTAAACTCATGCTTCATTTGCGACAGTTGCATTTCTAGTTGAGACTTAAGCTGTAGCTTTTGAGATTCTAGCTGTGCCTCCATCTGCATTTCCTGTTGACGCATTTGTGCTGACATTTGAGCGGCTTGCTGAGCTTGTTGTGACTGCATTTGTGAATTCTGCTGAGCCATCTGTTGCTGCATCATAAGCCTCTTTTTTCTTCTGCTTATAAGTAATCTTTCAGCTTGATTGATGTCTTTTAGATCTCTGATTGCCATAGAGTCTTCTAAGTCAATTTCTTTTTGACTTAATGCTATCTGTATGTTCTGCTCTAAGAAAGCTCTATCTTTATCCTCCATGTTTTTCTGGACTTGAACCCCAAAATTATACATAGGGATATCATTAAATCCAGATAGAACATTCATGTTAGATTCTCCAATAGCATTTTTATATACCTCCATAATCACAGACTCTTCTGGGAGTATCTGTAAACACTTAACTATATCAGTGCAAACCTTCTTATAAAGAAGCATAGATGCGTTTGTTATGTCGTATGTAGCATTATTTGAAGCAGCAATAGCTTGTTGCTGAACACCTACAAGAGCATCTCCTTTAGGTGTACTCGCATCCACAACTTCGTTAATTCCTGTTACATCACGAATCATCCTTAAGTAATGATTGTACAATCCTATAAGCTCATTTATATTACGGATGCTGTTCCCAATCTCACGTATAGGAGGATTTTGAAAACCTCCATCTGGGTTTTTACTTCTGTAATAGAAAACACCAGTTTGCTCATATATGTCGTGCAGATCTAAAGGCTGAAGTTCCCCGCCCTTTCCTAACTGGACATTCTCCAGTCCTTCAATATCTATAATTAAACCATCAGGCTTTGCCTTAGCAATGGATTGTTGAATTTTTAAGTGAGTTAGCTGAAGCATATCTGCAAACCCGACACATCCATCTACCATTGACTTAGGGGTCATATCCATCATATTCGTAGCCGTAGCAGAATACGAAAGGCTTGCCTTACTTATGTCGTGTATATTTTTAGGTACATTATGAGCTCTGCCATATCCAAACACCTTATCAGTACCTATAACATAATATCCTTTATAGACATTGGTAACTTCCATCTTATGTGGCTTTCTTTCAAAAACGCTACCTGATTTTTCTTTGTATTCGAAACCCTGAAAAAAGAAGTTTCTGTTACCGTGTCTGTTCTCCTTTTCCTCATAGTGCATGCAGTCGGTTGAGAGAAACTCAAACTCCAGTACATCAACCATATGCTCGTCGTAATCGTAAACTGTCTTACCCAGAGTGGTATCATACTTAGATGAGCTAGATGAACTACCTTTTAGTTTTCTAGATATCTCTGCAAAATCATCTTCATTAAGATCATCACCTGCAATTCTTTTTAACTCTTGTATAGGCATGTTTTTTACGTGCCCTGCATACAAAACATCAGAAAATGATGGGTCTTCGGTTTGGCTATGAATAAAGTCTTTAGGGTCTATGTAGCTTGTAGTAATACCATAATTAGGATCGTTGCTTCTCTTCACAACACATATACCCAAAGCAGTTAAATCATTAACACACCTTCTAAATGTAGCGTCATTAAAGTTATTCCACGATAGAGTCATGTTAGTAGCAATTTGAGCTGCTATCTCTGCATCGCTTTTGATGTTATTCTCTATGAATATTTCAGCCTCTTCTAATGTGTCTGGCAACTCTTCTGGATCTATGTCCAATACAACACCTGTTTTCTGCTTAAATGCTAAGAGCTCTTGCTTTCTCTTAACCTGGTCCTCAACCTTTTTTTTAGCTTTATCTTTTTCAGAGGAAGAAAGAGGGTCTACTGCTTCTAAATTAGGATAAGGATCTCTAGCTAGAATTTTATTTACTACAATCTTGACAAACTTCGGTAAAACAGGTACAGGCGTGTAGTCTATATTGATAAGACTTCCGTCACCAGAGTTCGGATCTAAATTATTTAATAACTTCTTATATATATTTGTGTCTTGGGTTCCGTTGGCATACCTCCTGTTCTTTTCGAACAAGTCATATCTTTTTCTAAAAACAGAATTTGAGTCACTCTTCTTTCCCCACTGAGACTCTATAGCCTTAGCATATCTTAACCCATATGAGTCCGACTCCTTCTCTTGCTGCGAAGCTAGCGGATCTGGAAAGTTTTTTGAACCTCTGTAATTTTTCATTTATGGAAGTGTGTATTATGCAAATATAAGAAATTAGCCGATGACTTCATATCGTCTAAAAAACTTACGTTCAGTGAAATCTGTTTTCTTTTTCTTTTTTGTTTTTTGAGACGCAAGAAGAGCCAAACCAGAACTTATAGTAAGGTCAAATTTTGTTCTTTTGTCTATCTTATAGCCTATCCAATCCTCTAGCGTTTTGTTAAAATACATACTCCCCATTTCCCCAGTCTCCCTATTGATTCCAACATGGTTGTGTATATAAGACTCTATAGCGTGGGCGTGTGCTTGAATTACGTCCTGCGAGTTAGAAGGTATTCCTTTTGTTTTGGATTTTATGGTAGAGGTGTTTGCTGCCATCAAGTGAGCTGGCCTATCCATTAAGTAGCCATCGTAACCTCTTGACTCAAAATGCCTTGCAATACCATACTTATTGTTCTCAATCAATATAGGGTACCCATAAAATACTGCAGCCATTAACACATCCTCATAGAATATTTTAGCCAAAGGAGGTCTAGCAGCATACTCCACAACAAACATATTTGATGGTTGATCCATATGAAATTTATTGTATATATGTAAAGCACCTTTAGAGCCTCTACCATCAACGGTAGCATCAAGATCGTATGAGTCAACGCCGCCGCAACCTCTAGCTGCATTTGGAGCAACTTTTTTACCGCTTTCAATTTTCTTTTTGTTCCTTAATTCAGCTGGCGGCATCCAAGCAACTTTAAACCTACCGTTAGGATCTGGACTAAATATTACCTCTGTGTCCTTTTTACCTTCTTTCCATATAAAATTACCTATAACGATAGGATTTGGAAATAATTCATCATTGTGCTCTACCTGCTCATATATCTGCCCAACATTAAATAAGCTGCCTTCTATACTATCCCTGAAAGCTTCATCTTCTGTAAAAGGGAATTGACGTATAACTTCGTTAAGTTCGGACGCATCATCCTTTAAGGTTTCCCTCTCGTTCTTTAAAAATGTTTTAGCTCCATTATGAATTGGATCAGAATCAATACCTTCAATAACTTTAACAGGATCGTCAATAACAGGCTGTCCATACTTATCGAAAAATCCCTCTAAAGACTCATATGCTGGTATAAATAATCTGTAGAGACCAGTCCTAGTCCTCCCATTTGCGTTCCTCTCCAAAGGATTCGAATCCTCCCATAGATTTTTGTATTGACTGCCTCCCTTGTCCATCGGGTTTACTGTGCTTCCGACTAGTGCTTTTCCGACGATTTTTCTTCCGACGATCAAACAAGTCCTCTGAATCCTCCATGCGTCCCTTATGTCTGTAGGTTTTTCCCATTTTCCTGCTTCATCTAAATACAACAAGTGTAGTTTTTCACCGTCGTATGCGTTATTAGTTGTGTTTTTCCAGTTTATAACTGTATTAAGAGCCTCTCCAGTTTGAGAGGTTTTATTGTTTTTTGTTATACGTTTTGATGGCTCACGAAAAGCCAGCTCCATACGTGGGTTTGTAGTACCGTCTTGTATAGGCTTAAAGAAGAATGGATAGTTTCTAAACATATAAACCACCTTCTTCATGAATATATTTTCCTGAGCGTCTTTACCAGTCTTTGACTGTATGCCCATAAGTTTATCCTTTACCTGCGTAGCTTCATCTACAAGTACTGCGGAGCATATATTAGTATACCCAGAACGACGACACTTAGTATAAAGCTGTCCGATACAACGTGGGTCAGATTCACATGCGGCCATATGTAAAAATATTTCACGCTGAAAGTTTAAAAAATATGGGTGACCAATATCAAGCTTAGTCCACTGTAGCATCATGTAATGCCGCCCCGTAATATATGTAGCTGTACCGTTGTTATAAAACCAAAAA